TAACATTTGTTTTCTTCTGCTATCTAAATTAATAAATTTATTGCCATGAGTTGTAATTAATATTTTTTCAGTTTTTTTTAAATCTTGCCTTAAAATATCGTTTGATATTTCAAGTATTCTTTCTGGAGAAGTAGATGAGTTAATTTCTGATAAATCATACTGATATACTTTGTTATTTTTATTTTCTTTTTTAGTAAGTTTATGTCCAAAAGCAATAGTGTCTAAACCACCTTCTTTTGATTTGTGTCTAAAATTTTTAAAACTTCCATCTAAAAGTTTATTATTTTCAACAGTTTTTATATAACCTTCAAAAGATTTATCTATTGATGGAGACATTTCTGATGCTGCAGCACTAGAAACTAAAACATCACCAGCAGTATCTATTACTGTGCTAATACCATCTATTGCTGTAGTCATAAGGTTTTTGTTTTCGCTAGTATCATCATAAACTACTTCTTCAAATTCGTAAGCACCTACATCAGATTGATAAGGTGTT